GGTCCTATATCAATTTTTACACTCCAAAGTTTACCTTTTACTTTTTCAGGGTCAAATATTGCGGGGTATTCGTGACTGTGGTCGTCTGCAAGGGTTATATATCGCTTTACATCAATGTAGTTGATTTCCATATCAAGCCAATTACGAGCAAATTCACGAACAAAGGCATAAAAACGCTGTCTTATGTTCTCTATCGGGACCTCTGCCTGTGTTTTTGCCATTAAAAATGCACTTGAATTTACAGGGTTGACATTTCCCATTGAAACATCATTACTACCCATCATTTCAAGGGTTGCACGCATGAGTTTGTCAGGTAAAGCATAAGCATCATTCGGCATACTTGCAGGTTGTAGGTACTTTGCTGCGGCATTTATGTCACCATTAACAGCAATAGGCTTTGAAAGGTCATTGTCCCATTTGCGTATTCCTGCTGATGTGCTATAAATTACCTTAGGCATTCCTAATTGTAAAATGTATAAGATTGCATAAGCATACACTTTATTTACTGCCACTTGATTAGGTACAAGTCCTGTGACTTCTGCTCTGCCGTGACAACTATTTTTACGCAATTCCCAATTCATTATTGATATAGGGTATCTGGTAAGTTTGGTGTCCCACATCTTGCGGATAATCATACCCTTTACACTTTTTTGGGCGAATATTTTACCTGAATCAAGGTCACGCCATAGGTACAATAAAGTTATACATTTTCCGTTTTCTTTGTCGTCAAGTTCATATTTTGACATGTCACCCGACTGATATATGTAATCCTTATCATCCCTTATTGCTTCCAAATCTACATCTTTTACGCCGTTTACTTTTGCTTGTGATATAACGCTTTCCACGAGTTCACGCCTTGCAATAATCATACCGGGTTGTTTCTGCGGGTCACGTTCATTAACATCATTCGGTAGATAATTAACATTGTCTATTGTCTCTACGCCAATCATGCCCTTGCTTGCTTGTCCGGTTTCTTCCTTGTTGTCCCAGTAGTTGTATAGGATATAATCCCCACTAATACAGGCATCAAGTAGGCCGCACTGGTTAATATAATCCATGTTGAGCTTTGCCCAATCATTTTCAAACATACCACTTAACACGGTGCTTTCCGCAGAGGATACGTAAGGACTATCGGGCAATTTAGTGCCATTTTTAGCGGCGTTAAGAGTATTTAAACTTGCTGTATTTATTGCATTTTCTGTTTCTGATGTAACAACTTCTTTAGGCCAGTTTGGGGCAGTGAATAAAGTTTTTATTCTACTTGAGGCTGTATTTGCTACTTTCTGCTGGCAACTTCTCTTGATGAAGTTTATTACAGGTTTAGGAAGTGAAGTGTTAGCCCCTCCCCACTGGTCACCAACATAAAAGCGTTCATTTCTTGTAACAGTGTCATACAAATTAATGGTACTTTTATATGTAACGCCTATTTGATATAAACTCCACATTCTGCTTGCATCCGGTGCCACTACTTTGTTTGGCATAAATTACACCACCTTATCAGTTTCAAGTTCACCACTGAAATTCTGCATATTTTGTACTTGTGTGTTATAGTCTGCTATTCTCTTACTATCCTTAACATCTTTAGCGACGTCTTGTATGCCCTCCACAGCGACTTGTACTGGGTTTCGTATCTGTACCGGTATTTCTTTACGTGCCATCTGCAAACCGTTCTGCTGCCCTCTGATAAAGCACCACATACCGAATATGCAAATAATCATGCCAACAGGTACACTTATTAAAATTTCAATCATTTAAAATCCTCCATACAAATATTCTGAATCTATGCCCGATGCTCCATAATCACGGTAAGGGTTTTGGGTATTAAGGTAATCTTCTCTTTCTTCGGCAAAACTAAACTCTGGTTCAATCTCGTTTGGTATTGGAACTGTTGGTCGAGATATCGCCCAATAACGTAATGTGTCCGGAAGATGCGTAATTTCATGGGGTTCTGTTGCTACATCGTTGCCATCTTTCCGACTATATTGCAGTAAAGGCAAGCACCTAATCAGGTTAATGCAGTTTTCGAATATCTGTAGTCTTGCTGATATATTGCCTTTATCGTCTGCAATAGGTTTTAGCCACTCTTTAAGAGCGTACCACCCGTTTACCCTGTTGTTATCTGCCTTTTGAAAGTACAATCCGCTGTTAGTAAATTGGTCTATAGGGCTTAATCCATCTGTACTGCGCCTTGCCCATAAGTCAGGGGGTGCTATTCTTAAATAAATATTAGGCTCGTTGAGTTCAAGTTCTAATATCCTTTTAGCGGCTTCCGAAACAATCAACCCATTAGCGGCGTCCTGCTCTTTTGCGTCCTTGCCCTTGAATATTTCCCTATAAACATAGGCTTTACCCTCTAAAGAAATTGCAATCCATAGTCCTGCCAGTGCGTCAAGTCCGTAATCGTTTATATAGTATCTATTCCATGATGAGGGAATAGGAAACGGCTTACATACGTGTATCTGCTTGCTAAACTCATTAAAATATTGTCCCTCGAAAATGTCCCAGTCACCGTATAGAAGTGCTTTCTTTTGGGATTCGGGTAACTGTAGAAGTTTGCTTTTATATGCAGGGTCTTTGTCCATCAAAAATATATTGTCGTCTACCTTTGAGGGAATGAACATTCGGGTAGATATTGAACCATCTTCCATAGTTATACTTACTATCTTATTAGGTTCTGCACCGTCTATAAATCTTGACTTAACCCATGTATGACCGATATCGCCAGGATTAGTTGAGGACTTCATAGCTTTTGGAAAGTTGTTTGCTCCCCTGTTTCGGCTGATAAGATATGTATACTGAAATTCCGTAAAGGTTGTAAGTTCATCAAAACGAATAACATCATAAGCAGCAGACTTATATCTAAAAACATCTGTTTCGCTCTCACAAAAGCCATAGTCTATAATTGAACCGTTTATAAAAGTCATAGTATGCTTCGATTGATTATAGTTAAACTTATCGTTTGGGTATAAAGCTAAACTATCTCTAATAAATGAAGCTTCAAGTTCTGGAAATGTTCGCCTAAGAATTAACTGTTTAGAACCGTTATATTTTAAAGCATAAATAAAAGCGTCCATTATTTGCGAAAAAGTTTTACCACCCCCTGCCGCTCCACCGTACAAAACTTCATCAACAGTAGACTGCATGAAAAGAAGTTGATTAGGAAATACGTCAAAATTAATATCGTTATTAGCCTTATTACTTGCCGTACCTATCAACTCCTTTAGCCCTGTTGGGCGGCAGTTTATTTCTAAGGTGAAAGAACTCTGCAAAACTTACCTATATAACGCATGGTGTGGCCTCATGCGGTTGTATACAAAATAAAAAGGGATACAGCCTAAGCCATACCCCACAAACCGTTTCAAGCGGTTTTGTTGTGGAGGCTCCGTGTTCGGGAGCAGGCCACTTGAATATTATTTACTCCGCATTAAGCGGCATCCGGCACAAGTCCGGCAATATGTAACGGTTATTCCCCAACCGTTAAAGGGATGAAAATAGTCTTACGATTGAAAATATAAAATAAGTATGTGTATTGCCTCTGTCAACACATTTCACGCATGTTAATATGGAGTAATAGTTACTGGATTATAAATACCTTTATCCTATCTGCGTGTCTTGCAATAGTTTGCCATGCATAGCGTTCTATTGCCTCTTGAATAAATCCTCACTTAACGGCAGAGGGTTTCCGTTTGCAAGTCGTCAATTTATTAGTCGCCAGACGACAGGCGAACGTATAAAATAAGTATGCAAACGCGGATAATACCGCGAAGTCCAAATGTATAAAATAAGTATGTGGGCAATGGCCCTTTCAACAAGTACAAACCGCTTGCATCGGTTATCACACAGCACCACATACGAATTTACTCTCTACTAAGGATAGTGCATATTTTGCACGTTGGTTTTACTTGATTTATGTTTTATAACCACATTTTCCATTTTGGAAGACACCACAATTTTCAAGTTCACAATCTGTTTTGTGTTGTTCCTCTCCAAATGTAGTTTTGTTTTCAACTTCATGACCTTCAATATCGTAAGTAAAGTTGATTGAGGTTATTCTTTTATAATTACAAAAGTAAGGACATTTCATAAGTTAACCCCTTTTAATTGGTAATAAAATATTAATTCTCTACATTTTTATTTTTTAAGGAAGAGGGTTGGAATTAATTTGGATAGTAATATTAACTTTTGTGGAATTTGAATTTTTGTGGGATGTGATGTATATGTATCTGACTACAAGGCGGGGTGGGTATTTATTGCTATCCCCCCCGGGGTCTGTGTGCTGCAACATGTGAGACAACAAGCAGCAGGATGTTACATTATATAGATGATACTGTATGCCTTGTGTGCTGTACTGTATGCCTTACCTTGCTGCTTGCACGATGTACTCTATATAAGATAGGCGATATGCTGCTTTTGCAAGTAATGTAAGTATACCAAGTTAGTCTATTATACAAAACATCTCTTTAGGATAATACACATTGGCTTACCTATGCCATCTATAGCACTTGCAAGTATTTTGTTGACATAATGTTGCTCTAATCTATCATTATTGTGTCCTTTTTTGCAGGTAGTGTGTCTTGTTTATGCAAATCTTGCATGTTTACTACATTAATATTGATAGCGAAATCACCTGATATTGTGCTATCTACCTTAACACGCTCCGACATATCATAGTTGGCTGATAGGTCGAACTGGGCACCTCTGGACTTGTCCCTGTCGTATAGTGACTCATGGGCATATTGGCGGCATCTCTCACGTGCGCGATGTATCGTAGGGAAATATTTATCTATCTTGCTATAATTATATAATGTCTTACTATCTATATCTAACCAATAAGCTAATCCCGACAGCGTATAAGGTGCTGCTCTCTCTTTGCAATCCGCAAAATAATCAACAATCCCATTTTCGAGGTCATCAACATTACTATACTTTAAAATGCCAAAAGGTCTACCTGCACCCATCTCTTAATCACCTCTTATCAATATATATTACTTTTGATTAAACTTGCTCTTTTAAATACTCTACTCTGGCGAAATCATATGTTGCAACAGATATCTTTTCTTGTTTCGTTAATTTATCTTTTTTGCTCTTATTATTAAGTGTAGTATTATGGTTGATTATTTCGTCAATACCTATTGATTTTTTGGTCAATACCCTACCACGCTTTAATGTAGCATTTAGCTTGATTTTACGCTTATTTCCTGCGGCAATATCAACCGATATTTTAATGTATCCTTTTAATGATAATTGACTAATCCATCGGCTTATTGTTAAAGTATTTACTTCATATAACTTTGCAAAATATTGATTGTTCGCCCAGCAGTAACCTTTTTCATTGCATAGTGCTGTTATCTCTCCATATAAAAGCTTTGCGTTTGCTTTTAATTTTTTATCATATCGGACATCAGCTGGGATAATTGCATAATATGATTTTTTATTCTCCATATATTTAAATTCCCTCATATGCTACATAGTTTTGCGTTATATAGTCTCTCTTGAATTCATTCCGGAATAAATCATAGAAATCATCAATATCCATATAGGCAGCTTCTTTTTGAAGTTTAAAGTAGGAACATTTTGCATGAGATAATATTTTTTTGGCTGCGGATGGCGAACAGCATTTATTTATATTTACGTATTTATTATTTTTGGGAATTGATTTATTGTATTTAGGCTTAAATTTTATGATGTAATATGCTTCGGTTTCGTTTAACGTGTTTTCTTCGCAAGGTATAAAGGAGTAAAAATTAAAATCTTTTTTGTCTATGTATCTATCATTTCTTGTATGCTGCCATATTCGGTTGGTTCCTGTTTTTGATTGACCGACATATACAATTTCATCATTCTTAAATAAAAAGTATATTATAGAATTTCGGGGTGGTTGCAATATTGATACATCTTTTTTGATACTTGCGATTTCATTAATATCCATCTTTATAAACTCCTCTTGTTTATCCTCTAAAGTTTTAAGGCGTGAAACACATTGAGGTCATGTGCTTGTCGAGCTGCATACTCTATCACGCCCAATACCTATAATTACATTATATACTTAATTGCGCAAAACGCAACAGACTTCGGGCTTTTTTATACTTTTAAAATTATCTCTACAATATATACAGCGATTTTTATTAGTTGCGGAATGTGCAACTTATAGGCAAAAAAAATAAAGCCGCTCAATCAAGAGTAGCTTTAATGTGTTTATCTTTTGCTATTCGGCAGCATTAACGGCTTCAATTATTAACTTTGTGTAACTTTACATTTTGGACATTGTTGTGGGATTCTGATTGTTATTTCATCTGCACTATTGTATACATCCGAAAAAACTATTTCTCCACAGTCGTTGCATCCAACTGTAATGCCTATTTCATTTATTATAGTGATAGCAACTATTATGTACTCTTTTTCATTCATTCCTCTTTATCCCCTTTCAATTGCTCTATACGCTCGTCAATAGCCTGCTGTTTACTTTTGACTATTAGATTACACATAATCTCTTGTCTTTCAGGACATTCCCAACTACTTACATACGGAAATATTAATCCTTTATGTAAAGCGCGGTCAAGGGCAACGCCTTGTATATGATTTTACAGATTCGTTAGTTGAGCATGTTGCAAATATGGAAATTGCTAATAATATTAAAATTGTTTTGACTGCATAAATTAATACGGTAAAGGACTATCCAAAGCCCTGTAAAGAAAAAAGTATTAAAACTTAAAGCCCACCGCCAATTAAGGTAGTGGGCTTTTACTATGCTATTTTTTACACCGAACACCTTTTACAGTCGCAACACTCACACTAAATTTTTTAGCAATATCAAGTGAACTAATCCCCTTTTCCGCCATCTTTAATATCTCTTTGTCTCGCTTGGCTTTTTTGTCTCTTATCGCAGTTGTGCCGCCTATGATATTTTTTACTGTGCTAGCTGCAAGGCCTGTTTTTGTTGCTATGTCCTTTTTGCTGCTACCCTCTGAATACAACTTTATAATTAACTCGTGCTTGGTTTGGGTCTGCTCACGCTCTACCACGATTTTAGGTGCTACTCCTATAAGTTGTTTACCCAACAACTCGCAGCAGTAGCAGGGTGACTGGGTACTGCTGTAGTCACTCACACCCATTAACAAACCTTTACATTTTGAGCAATCTGGGGTTGATGTAAATATTATGTCATTTGTCATTTATACCCTCGCTTTCTTTATCAAATTTATCTTTAATTTTAACAACCTGTTTGGTTTCGGGATTATAAATTATTTCGACTTCTCCGCCGTATTTTACAAATAAATTAAACTCACCATCGCTTATTAATAATCGCTTAATCAGGGACACCATAAAATCGAACTTTTTAAATTTCATCTGTTTTAAATCTACGCTATTACTATCCGTGTAGTTCTTTAAGTCAAGTAAGGCCTTAAAGTATCCCTGGCGATATTCAAACATTTGTATGTACCCATAAAAGGGCCTGTCCGCAATTAACGCAATATTTTTGGCATGGTATAATTAATGATTCGCAATCGGGGCAACCGTAGCAATTT